CGGGCCGCTGCTGCATCCGGGACCGCCTGCCGCCGCCGCCGCCAACCGACCGCCGCCGCCGCAGCCCCAGCGCCGCCGGCCAGTACGGGAAGCACCTGTGACCGGCCGGGGAGGGCGCCGGGCCGGCGCGGGCGCACCCAGGGGAAACAAGAACCGCCTCGTCAGCGGCCGCTACTCCGGCGACCCCGACACCCGCCGCGTCTCCGCCGCCCTGGCCAGCCTCCCGATCGACGTGCGGCGCCAGCTCCTGCCCTACGTCAAGGAGGGGCTAGGTTCAATCAAACGCCGCCTCGCCTGGGTCGTGCCCGAGCTCCGCCAGGCGAACGCCCCCGCCAATATCGTCCACTTCCCTACCGCCACAACAACAACACCGCCGGTTCAATCAAACGCCCACCTCGCGCCCCTGGTCCTCCGCCTCACCGCCGCCGGCCTGTTCGGCGCCGGCCCCTTCGTCCACGACCACGCGCCCGCCGCCGGCATCCTCGACGCCGTCCTGGACCACGTCGAGGAGCACCCAGACGGCATCTATAACCCCGGCGCCCTGATCCGCTACCTCGTCCACCAGGAGCTTGCAGAGCCAGCCGAGGGCGGCGGCCAACGCTGCCCCTACTGCCGCTGGACGGACCGGCGGCAAAGAGAGGAGAGCACATCATGATCGAGCCCGAGGACATCGGCCTCGACGACGAGATCAACACCTGGACCGCCAACGGCGCCGGCCTCCTCAAGCGCATCCGCGACCGCCGCGCCAAGCTCCAGGCCGCCGACCGGAATCTCGCCGCCGTCGAGGCCCGCACCATCGACGCCCTCCGCCAGCTCAGCGCAGTCCAGGAGGCGGCCTCATGAGCAACGACGACCGCGACCCCGAAGGATGGGCCTGGCCCTACGTCGCCCTCACCCTCCTACTCCTCCTGGCCTTCGCCATCTGGTACGCAGGGCTCGTCCGATGACCTGCCCCCGCTGCAGCGGCCTGACCACCCTTGAGCAAGACCAGTACGGCGTCTACCGCTCCTGCCTCTACTGCGGCTGGCTCCAGGAGGCCGGGCCGCCCGACGACCTGCCCCTGGACCTGCCCGGCCCCAGCAAGCCGCGCGGCGCCCAGTTCAACAGCGTCAGCGGGCGCGCCGCCGCAAAGAAGCCCCGCGCCGTCCGGCGGAACGCCACCACCTGAAAGGACCATAGCCATGCCCTCAATCCTCACCCGCGGTCGCATCGTCAAAGGCCCCACCCTCAAGTGGGATAAGCTCGGCCGGCCCTACGTCGAGGCCACCCTGGCCCTGGACTTCCTCGACGACCTACCGCTGTTCATGCGCCAGTCCCCGGCCGACCAGGCCGTCACCTTCGAGACCCGCGCCGAGCAGCCGGAGCTCTTCGCCTCACCATGAGCACCACGATCGCGACCGCTACGGCACCACATAAAAAGCAGGAGTCCACAGGCGGCCGGTACCAACAGCACGCCCCACAGATACAAAAAGTGCGCCGCGGCGGATCTCCCCGGGCCCAGCCGGCCGAGGGTCACATAACCAGACGTCGCCAGGCAACGCTATGAAGATCGTACACCGCGGCTGCAAAGGCTTAACGAAATACGGCCTCCAGCGCGGCCACACGCTGCGCCTCTACGTCCGCGACCCAGCCACCCGTAGCAACAGCCCCGTCGGCTTCCAGTGCCAGGACTGTGGAGCCCTCCGCCTAGACCACTGGCCCGCCTGGGTGAACCTCCAGATCGACCCGCCCAAGGACCGCCCATGACCATCCGTCTCCGCCCCTACCAGGCCGAGCCCGCGCGGGCCATCCTCCGCGACGCTCGCCTGGGCGGTGGCAACACCTTCACCGTCGTCATGTCCCGGCAGGCCGGGAAGAACGAGCTCAGCGCCTGGATCGAGAAGGTCCTACTCGTCGCCAACATGGCGAACCCGCACGCCGTAGGCGTCAAGACCGCCCCCACCCTCACGCCGCAACTCCGTAACAGCATCCGCCGCCTGCGCGCCCACCTGGACGCCGCCGGCTTCCGCGCCGCCTACGCCCTGGAGGAAGGCCACCTGCTCACCCTGGGCGCCGCCGCCTGGAACTTCCTCAGCGCCTCACCGGGCGCCAGCGTCCTGGGCGCTACCGCCAGCATCCTCCTGGAAGCCGACGAGGCCCAGGATATCGACCCCGACCGCTTCACCAAAGACTTCCGCCCGATGGCCGCCAGCACCGCCGCCACCACCGTTCTCTACGGCACCCCCTGGGCCGAGGACGACCTGCTGCTGACCACCGTCGCCGAGAACAAGGAGCGCGAGCGCAAGGACGGCCTCCGCCGCCACTTCGAGTACCCCTGGCCGGAGGTCGCCCGCCACGTCCCCGCCTACGCCCGCTACGTCGCGGCTGAGCGCGTGCGCCTGGGACCTACGCACCCCCTGTTCACCAGCCAGTACGACCTCACGCCGCTACCGGGCACCGGCCGCCTCCTGTCGCCCGCCCAGCTCGCCAACCTCCAGGGCACGCACGACCGCCGCCACTTCGCCAAGCCGGGCGAGACCTACGCCGCCGGCTTCGACGTGGCCGGGGAGGAGACCGACCCGCTCAGCCCCCGCGACCGCGACCACAACGTGTTGTGGGTCAGCCGCGTCACGCCCGGCCCCAAGCACCAACTCCCCCTCTCTGAGACGGTCGCAATCTACACCTGGCAAGGCACCGGCCACGACGCCCTCTACGCCCACCTACACCGCCTGCTAACCGGCGTCTGGCGGATCACCCACGTCGCCGTCGACGCCACCGCCGCCGGCGAGGCCATGGCAATCCTACTGGCCCGATCGCTCGGCGAGCACCGCGTCACCGGCTACAAGTTCACCGAGCAGAGCAAGTCACATCTGGGCTACCAGCTCCAGGCCGCCGCCAACACCGGCGCCCTGCGGCTCTGGAAGGCCGACGGCAGCGCCGAACACAACGAGGCGCTCCGCCAGCTCCGCCTCTGCCGGGCGGAGTACCGGCCCAACAGAACGGTCCGCTGGCACGTCGACCCGTCCCAGGGGCACGACGACTACGTGGCCGCCGCCGCCCTCGCGGTCGAGGCCGCCACCAAGGCCACCCCACGCCTCGCCCGTGGTAGAATCCCCTGAGAGATGCCACCCACGCCGCCGCTACCCCAGCTCCTCAAGAACCGCGACCGCGACCGCCTCCAGCAGTACACCGACGCCCTCGCCTTCTACGAGGGCAAGCAGTGGCCCGCCGCCGACCCGCGCACCCGCAGCGCCCGCCGCCTCACCCTCAACTACGTCAAGACCATCATCAACAAGACCTCCACCTACGTCATGCAGGGCGCCGCCATCAACGCGATCCCCCAGTCCGACAGCGAAGAGCACGTGGCCGCCGCCGCCGCCGTCGAGCAGTACCTGGCGGCCCTCGCCACCGACAACGGCCTCACCCGCCTGGACCTGGTCACCGAGGTCGACGCCGCCGTTCTCGGCGACGCCGCCTACAAAGTCACCTGGGACCCCGCCGAGGAGCGCGTCGCCATCACCGCTCCGGACGTCCGCGGTCTCTTCCCCTGGCCCCACCCCACCGACCCCACCCGCTACACCCGCGTCGCCCACCGCTACACCCTCCCCCGCGAGGACGTGATCGCCCTGTGGGGCATCGCCCCACGCGACAAGACGGCCGAGGTCATCGAGGACTGGACTGACACCGCCCTGGACATCTGGATAGACGGCGGCCCGCTGCCCACCATCAGCCAAGTCAACCCCTATGGCCTCATCCCCTTCGTCATCTACCCCAACGCCCAGGTCCCCAAGCGCTGGTGGGGGGAGTCCGACGTGCTTCCCCTCAAGGAGATCGCCCAGGAGTTCAACCGCCAGATGACCCGCGTCAGCAACATCATGGAGCTGTCCGGCTTCCCCATCGCCGTCCTGGAGAACGTCGACGAGGCCACCGATATCGCCGCCCTACCGGGCGCCGTCTGGGAACTCCCCGAGCACGCCAAGGCCTACCTCCTGGACCTCCTGCAGGGCGGTGGCGTCAGGCTGCACCTGGACTACACGACCCACCTCCTGCGCGCCCTCCACGACCTCAGCGAGACCCCGCGCACCGCCTTCGGCGGCACCGACCGCGACCTCTCCGGCGTCGCCCTCCAGGTCGAGATGCAGCCCCTCCTCCAGAAGGTCGAACGCAAGCGCCTGATTCGCGGCGACGCCTACCGCCTGCGCGCCCAGCTCGCCCTCCGCCTCTCCGACCTGTTCAGCGGCACCACCTTCACCGACTCCATCGCCGGCCTAACCGCCCAATGGGCGACAATCACCCCGCCCGATCAGGCCCTGGACGCCGGCCGCGAGGTCGCTCTCGTCGGCGCCGGCATCCGCAGCCGCCAGACCGCCCTCGCCAACCTCGGCGACCCCGACCCGGAGACCGAACTTAACCGCGTCCTCGACGAGGCCAGGACCCTGAGCACCCTCGCCCTCCAGCTCCAGCCACCCGCCGCCGCCAATGTCCCATAACGTCGGCCACCTGCTCCAGACCCTCGGCTTCACCGCCACCGCCTCCGCCTGCGCCCCTCTCGGCTGCAAGGGTGTCGACCCTCTCCAACCACTTCACGCCTGCCAGCCCGTCGGCCGCTGGACACCCGCTCCCATCACCGGCACCTGATCCGGCGAGCACACTACGGCCGGTCCGGCCCTCCTATTCGCCCTCGGCGCGGCACTCATCCTTCCCCCCGTCGCCGGCTTCGCCTGGACCGGGCCCGGGGCCGCCCCCTGGTGGTGGGCC